CTGTGTATGAAAGCAACCCCACAGAGCCAGTAGAGCTAGATATAACATTGGAGCTAATAGATAATTTGCTTATAGTTTCTCCACCAGAAACCACAGAACAAATATTAGAACAACAAAGCACTGCCAGTGTGGATTATTTAGATTTTGATGGTTTGGATATTGATTTCTTGGCTGAAGACATGCTTGATGATGATTCTGGCTTTGAATTTACAGAGCTAGATTATGATGCACTTAGTGTAAATTTTTTAGAAGATTTATTGAAAGTCATAGATGCCTTAGCTATAGACAAAGAGGAAGATGACTTAAAACAAGGTGGTGTTACTATAAAGATAGCTGGCACAACAATAGGACAAGATAAAAACACACAAATAACTACTATCATAACTGGTCAAAAAATAAGCATGAGAAGAGAAGTTAACCAAAGTGCAAGAGTAGATTTGGATGGTTCAGAAAGTTATACAATTATTTTCATTCAAGATGGTATTTCTAACACAGTAAAAATAAATGGTGGTTCATCTTCTACAATAAATATCAAACAAGGTTCTGGATGAAAAAACTAATACCATTATCACTGTTACTTATATTACTTTTGCCTTTTGTTTATCAAACCACACCATTAGAAGTTCTAAAGTTAAAAACATTTGATTATTTCATACCTAAACAAGAAGAAAGTGGTAATTTTGTAATTTTAAATATAAATGAAAATGATATTGCCAATGAAGGTGGCTATCCACTATCAAGACAGACTTTGGCACAAATACACATCAACTTATTACGTCAAGGTGCAATAGGTGTGGGATGGGTTCTTGCCTTTCCACAACCTGACAGGTTTGGAGGAGACTTTGATTTTGCACAAGCTTTGTCCTTTTCTCCTAGTGTACTGGCAATGTTTGAAGGTGGTGCAGAATATCCACCAACATCTGGCACTGTCATTTTAGGAGATGATACAGGAGGCATTGAAGCTGAGGGAGTTATTGAAAACATAGAATTGTTAAAACAAAGTGCCATGCAAGGCATAGCAGTAGCCAGAACTGACAGTGATAACTTAGTGAGAAGATTGCCACTATTAATGAAAACATCAGATGGCTGGGTATCTTCTTATGGAACAGAAGTCTTAAAAGTTTTGGCTGGAGCTGACACTTATGTAATTAAGACAAATGAGAATGGTATTGAAGAAATTAGGGTAAAAGGTTTACCAGCAGTGCCTGTGGATTCTTTAGGTAGAAAGTGGATAAGCTGGGTAGACACACCACAAACCACTCTTGCTGAAATGGATGTTAAAAATAAATTTGTTTTTGTTGGTTTCACTGCTAAAGGCATCATGCCACAAATAGCAACACCTGTTGGATTATTGGAGCCACACAAAATTCAGACAGCTTTAGCTGAGTCTATTCTTATACAAAACAGCCCACACATACCTAATTGGAGCTTTGCTGTTGAATTATTAATCATAGCTGTCTCCATATTGCTCTTTTGGTCAATTTTGTCAGTTTTTGGCATAACAACAGGCATATCTGTGACTACTTTGTTATTTTTATCCACAGGTTATTCAGGTTATGCCCTAATACAGTCAGGATTGTTGATAGATGTAACTTGGGCACTAATTTCACAGTTTATAACTGGTTTTACAGCCTTTTATGTGCGTTTTAGAGAGCAATATAAGGCAAGACAGCTAATTAAACAGCAGTTTGGTAAGTATTTAGACCCAAGAATGGTAAAAAAACTGCAAAAAAACCCAGAATTATGTCAAATAAATGGTGCTAGGGTTGATTGTTCAATAATTTTTACTGATTTAAGGGGTTTTACAAGCCTTTCTGAGTCAGTAGAGCCAGAAATGGTCACTTACATCATGAATAATGTGTTGGATGTGCAAGTAAAAGCTGTAAATCAGTATTTTGGAGTCACAGATAAATTTATTGGGGATGCTGGAATGTTTCATTGGAACACTATCATTCCACAAGAAGACCATCACAACTTAGCTTTGGATGCAGCCAAACAAATAGAAAAAAATATCATTGAACTAAACAAAAAATTTACTGATGAGGGTTTACCAGAAGTAGCTATCGGTATTGGTGTAAATTCTGGGGTGTGCATTGCTGGAAATTTTGGAGCTACAGATAGATTTGCGTACAGTTTGATAGGAGACCCATGTAATGTAGCAGCAAGGCTAGAATCAGGTACAAAAGAAGCTGGAGTAAGCACTCTTATTGGTCATGAAACAGCACAAAATTGTAAATATGTGTTAAAGTCACTAAAACCATTAAAGGTAAAAGGCAAAGAAAAGCCACTAAAAGTATATACATGGGCATAAACTTATCATTAATATTAGGTGGATTATTAGTAGTGACAGTTGCTGGTTCTGCTTGGTACATAGATTATCAAGGAGACCAAATAACTACCTTAAAAGGCAATCAGATAGTTTTAGAAACAAAAATACAAGAGCAAAATGAAGCTATTGAAAAACATCTTCAACAAGCAAAACAGCAACAACAACAAATGAACGCTTTGGCAGAAGAAAACAGACAAGCCATGGAGAGTGTCAATAA